CCAAAGAGACAGGTTACGACTTGTCTGGATTCATCTGGGGCGACTATCGCGCTCTAAGAGGCATTTCTGTGGATTCTATGAGACACTATGGGTATCAAGTAAACGAAACATATAACGATAACTACGATACACACATCGCACCCTACTTTGATGAGAATGGTGTACAGTGTGCACAGCACCTAAGATTCGATGGTGATAAAAGTAGTATGCCTTTTAAAGGTACTAATCCTAAAACCATGAAGATGTTCGGACAACAGAAGTTCGCAGCAGGTGGTAAGCAATTAGTTATATGCGAAGGTGAGATCGATGCCATGTCTGTGTATGAAGCACTAGGTAAATCATGGCCAGTCGTAGGTATACCCGGGGCTGAACGAGTAGACAAAGCAATAAGAGCAAACCTAGAATTCATTGAATCATTTGAATCAGTGGTACTATTCTTTGATGCAGACGAAGCAGGACGAAAGGCAACACAGACAGCTTTAGACATACTACCTTTTGGTAAGACCAAATTTATAAAGGAATTACCCCAAGATTGTAAGGATGCTAACGACATTCTAGTTAAATGCGGTAAAGACAAATTACGTCAGACCGTATTCTTTAAAGCTGAAGAGTACATTCCTGAGGGTGTAACAGACATAAGTGACATTAAGTTCAACGCGGAGAACTTCACCGTAAGTCTGTACCCTTGGGACTGTTTTAACTATAAACTATACGCAAGACGTGGCGGTGAGCTTACTGTTTACACCGCAGGATCTGGTATAGGAAAATCAACAATTCTCAGAGCAATCTATGCTGACCTTATTAAACAAGGTGAGAAATGTGCTGGTATATTCTTAGAAGAGACTATAGCAGAAACCAAAGCTGACATTATGTCATCTATACTCGGTAAACCAATCAGAAAAATTCTAGCTCAACTAGCAGTCAACAAGGCGTTAGAAGCCAAAGGCAATGAACCATTATTCAAAGATGTTGAGGAACTAGATTCAAAAATGTTATCTGATGCTGAAGCTGAGGTAGACAAATCTGGTATGCTATTAATTGATCACAGTAAAGGGTATAATCTCAAATCTGTCATCAGTCAAATAAGATTCCTAGCAATTAGTAAAGAAGTAAAGCATATACTACTAGACCATATTAGTTTATTAATTTCCTCTGATAAAGAGATCGACAACGAAGTCAAAGCTACCGATGTTGTCATGAAGGAATTAAGAGTACTAGCAGAAGAGCTTGGCATTAACATAGATATAATATCGCATGTTAGAAAAAGAGCTAATGGTATGAGATCTGTTAACACAGGTGCTCAGTTGAATGTAGAAGAACTCAGAGGCTCAGGTAGTCTATACCAAGTAGCCAATAATGTAATCGCTTTCGAACGTTCTCAACAGGATGATGATCCTAACCTTACGGTATGTCGCAGTCTCAAGAACAGACTAGCAGGGTTCACTGGTGTAATAGGCCAGCTGAGATATGACCCAGATACAGGACATCTAACGGAAGAACATTATGAAGGAGAAAATGGGTTTACAGCAAAAGAAGCAACTGATTACTAAGCTAGGGCAAGCAGTTAAAATACACAAAAAATTACAAGGTGTTATAATCAAAGAACTTCCAGACAATTACTTTAAAGTTTCAACAGGTAATGCAGGAGTTAATTGGGTTGACACCTTACATATAGATGAGATAGATATATGGACGAACAGCTTTTAAAACTATACTGTAAATTAGTAGTACCATGGAGAGAGAAGGCAGAGCACTATGAGGCCATCGCTGAATCTCAAAGTGAACTAATTGCAAAATTGTCGTTAAAAATCCAAGAGTTAACTAGAGGTAACTAAGATGAGTAGATTGGTATTTGATATCGAAACTAATCATTATGATTTCAAAGTCATGAACAAGTTACACTGTCTAGCTATCTGGGATGTCGATACCAATAAAGGTACTCTGTACGTAGATAATATTGAAGAAGGTCTAAAACGATTAGAAGAAGCAGAAGAGCTAATAGCTCACAATGGTATAAAATTTGATATACCTGCTCTTAGAATATTCTACCCCGAGTTTAACCCTAAGGGTAAGATCCGAGATACAGTTATCATGTCTAGACTATACAGACCTAAATGGTATACCCACTCGTTAGAGCGATGGGGTCAGGTCTTAAGGTTTAAGAAAGGTGACTATGCTAAACAATTTAAAGAGGCCTTAGGTGATGATTACACCGAGGGCGCAGAATGGGCTGAATACAATGATGATATGGGTGAGTATTGCTTACGTGATGTACGTGTTAATGCTCGTGTCTATTTAGAATGCCTTAAAGGTATCCCATACTTCTATTCAATAGAGGCACTAGAATTAGAACAGTATACCACTGAACTAATGGAGAAACAAAAGAAGATAGGTGTAGGATTCGATAAGGAAAAAGCTACTAAGCTTATGTTAACCCTTATGGCTCATAGAGATAAACTCGCTGAACCTATCAAGAAATCATTCGGTAGATTCTATAAACCCGGTAAAGAGTTTACACCTAAGCGTGACAATAAGCGACTTGGGTATAAAAAAGGTTCATCATTCTGTAAGTTGAATTGGGTGGACTTTAATCCTACATCCAGAGATCACATAGCTTTCTGGCTTAAGGAGAAATACAACTGGGAACCTGAGGAATTTACTGAAGGTGGTAAACCAAAAATATCTGAGACTGTCTTAGAAGATCTAGCTAACGTTTATCCTGAAGCTGGACCTTTGGCTGAACACTTTATGGTCTGTAAGAGGCTAAGTGCTCTGTCTGAAGGTAAAGGCTCATGGTTTAATAATCTAACACCAGAAGGTAGAATCCATGGTTCCGTTAACCCTCAAGGTACTGTCACTTATCGCGGTACTCATAATAACCCTAACTTGGGTCAAGTGCCGAAAGTTGGAAAACCCTACGGAGCGGAGTGTCGTGATCTATTTAGCCATGGTTTTGGTGATGACTTCACTTTCCTCGGTTGTGATATGTCTGGCATCGAGTTCAGGCTTCTTGCTCACTACCTGTATCGGTTTGATAATGGTCAACTCGTTGATATCGTACTTAATGGTGACATACATTCCATAAACCAAAAAGCAGCTGGTTTACCTACTCGTGATATGGCTAAGACTTTCATCTACGCTTTCATATACGGAGGTGGAGACGCTAAGTTAGGTTCTATCGTTGGTAAAGGTAGAGAACACGGTGCTAAACTAAGAGCACAGTTCCTTAGAAACTTACCTGCATTAGCTGAACTACTTAAGAGAGTAACAGCATATCGTAAAGTAAACAAAGGTTACATAAGGATATTAGATGGACGACACATCCCAGTCGATCACCAACACACAACACTTAATTACCTTCTGCAGTCAGCAGGTGCTATATTGTCCAAGGCATGGATGCATAAATTCCATACAAAAGCCCAGCAGGCAGGATTCACCGACGCTGATTATATGCAACTCCTGTGGGTCCACGATGAGATACAGCTCGGAGTTAAGAAGGAAAGGGCTGAAGAATTAGGTCAGCTTTGTGTTGAAGCTATTGAAGAAGTTGGTAAAGATTATAAACTAAATTGTCCTATAACAGGTGCATTTGATATAGGAGCAACATGGAAGGATACACATTAATATGTTCCCAAAAGTAGAAATTATACATAAACCCACAAGTGCTTTTCCAAAGTTTACTGTTCTAGTAGATGGTGAAGTAATTAAAGTCGCTAATAGTATTAACCCCTCGGAACTCCTAGAGGACCTTGGTATTCCACATATTTACAAAATGGAGACTAAAGTAAGTGAGTAAAAGTAAACATATACCATTAAGGCACTATAAAGTATTATTAACACAGATGGTTAGAGAACTAGCTGAGAAAGTTGATCGTACTGGTTTAAAAAGAAATTCCAAAAGAAGTCTACTAGTTGCACAGTTACTAGATACTGTGTCACAGTTAGAGAGAGAACTCAAACGTGATGTAACTCTTAAGGAGAGCGCTGAAGAAAAGCGTGCTCTATTTATGGAATTGTATGATGGTGTCATGCCTAGTTGGGCACTTGATACCTTATTCCATGCTTTAACAGAAGAACAGCAGAAACTCCAGAAAGCACAATAATGAAACTATTATTTGATGGAGACATGCTGGTATTTAGATTCTGCAGAGCATGTGAAGAGAGAAACCCTTTCAAAAAAGATAAGATTGAGAGGGCTTGCCCTGAGGAGACTTGGCGTACTATCGAAATGCGTATACACCAATGCGTAGAAATTGTTGCAGAACATTTCGGTGAAGATGTTGAACCAGTTATTTGTTTCTCATCAAAGCGTAATTACAGGAAAGAAGTAAATCCTGAATACAAGTCTAATAGAAAAGATCCTAAACCAGTACTATACTATGATATGAAAGCTAAGGCTGAAAGACTATTACACTGTGAAGAGTGGGATGGTATTGAAGCTGATGATGTCATGGGTATACTACAAGATGACGACTCCATAATCTGCACTGGGGATAAAGACCTTAAACAGATTACTGGATACCACCTAAACTTAATCGATCCTGAGCTGGGTATAGAAGAAGTAACCCCGAAGGAAGGTGATCTAATGTTCCGTTACCAGTGTCTATCGGGAGATTCAGTTGATGGGTATTATGGTTGTCCAGCTATTGGTAAAACAAAAGCTAAGCGAATTATTGACGAAGCTGGTGATAACTGGTGGCAGACAGTGGTCTCAACATATGAGAACGCTATGTCACCTAAAACCAAGCGAGTTAAAACAGAAGGTGGTAAGACACGGGTACTTAAACTCAAGTCTTATAACTTAGGTTTAGGCGAGAAGGATGCGCTTCTCACTGCACGCATGGCTTATATACTCAGGAATGACGATGATTACAATAAGATTACACACGAGGTTAAACTATGGGTTCCTTAAACATTTTAGGGATTGAAGGTCCTAAAGGTGCTGGTAAAGATACAGCTTTTAAGTTAATCAATGGTATGTGCCCTTTTAATGTTAGAAGGTTTGCATTTGCTGATGAGCTTAAGAATGAGTTAATTAAAGAGCTCAAGTTATCTCCTGAAATCTTACGAGGTACTACAGAAGAAAAAGATAATACTTATACCAAATATGAATGGTCTGATCCTAGATTTAGTTGGCATAGAAAAGGTAGAGAAGGGTTCATCACGTATCGAGAAATGATGCAGTTGTGGGGCTTTAGAGCTGGTACACCATACTGGATCAATAAACTTTTCACAAAGATCAATGCTTACGCTAACGAATACCCAGAGGATATAGCTATTATAACTGATGTTAGATTTCCTGAAGAAGTAGGAGCTATCATTGAAGCAGGTGGTAGCTTAGTATTAATAGATGGTGTAAAGACTAAGAAGCATAATGATGATTACTCAGAAGCTGGTGGTCTATACTACGATTACAAAGTACCCGGTAGAGGTAAAGCACCATTAAGTAAAACCAAGGCTGAACTAGCAGATATCATGTGGTCAGCTTTTGGTATCAACTGTAGAGGATAACACGAATGTTTTTTAGAAGACGTAAGGAACAGCAAGAGGCTGAACAAGCTGCTTTAGATAAGAAAGCTATTAGCCTAGCTGAGGAAATACTATCATCACCAGAGGAAACACTTAAGTACCTTCAGAACAAGTTCCCTAATGAGTTACCAGATACAGAACACTCACAGTGGCAATTTGGTATTCTTTCAGGTCAGCAACGTGTAATTAATGAATTAATTCATCTTGTTAATCTGACTCATAAATAGAACATAGAAAACACATAGAGAGGTGACTTATGTGCGGAGGCGGTAGTGCACCAAAACCGAAACCACCTAAGCCTGTGCAACCAGAACCTATACAGCCACCACCAATCAAGCAGGCAGCTGCTGATGTTAAGGTAGGGGCTAAAGAGGAAGATGCTGTAAAACGCAGGAAGATTGGTCGTAGTCAACTGAAGAGTAATATTGGTGGAAGCGCCAGTAGTTCTTCTGGTCTAGGATCTTAAGGAGAATAAGAGATGTCAGAAACAACAATGTCAGTTTCTAGCGGTATCTCTGAGGCTACAAAAATACCTAAAGATCAGATAGCTGGGCGATTCGATCGTCTGGCTGCTGTTAGGGAACAAGTCTTAGAGCGAGCCCGAGATTTAGCAGCTCTGACTATACCATCAGTATTTCCTGATATAGATACAACTGAGGAAACATTCATCCCTACACCGTACCAATCGGTAGGAGCTAGAGCAGTTAACAATTTGTCTAACAAGTTGCTTTTGACTCTCTTCCCTGTATCTAATCCATTTTTCAAGTTTGAGTTACCTGAAGGTATAGTTCAGCAGATTAATGCACAGAGTGAAGAAAATGTAAAAGATCAAATTGAATCCACTATGTCGCTTATGGAGAATATCGTCCAGAGTGATTTAGAGGTCAATGCGTTTAGACCCGTACTATTTGAATGTTTAAGACATTTAATTATAGTCGGTGATTTCCTAATCCACATACCAAAAGAGGGGAGCCCTATTGGGTATAACCTAAACAATTATGTGGTCAAAAGATCTCACAGCGGTACAGTTCTAGAATTAATAGTTAAAGAACGTGTATCTAAGGAAGAATTACCACCAAGATGGAAAGAGCAAGTAGAAGAATACTTGTCTACCCTGATTGGTAGTCAGCCTGAAAACCCAAGTGAGAAATCAGATAGGTGCGATCTATATACTAGAGTTTATCTAGAAGATGGAAAGTACCATGAAATGAAGTATATTCATGGAGTAGAATTAGAAGGATCTGACGCAAAGTATCCTGAGGAAGCAAGTGCGTGGCTACCTGTTCGTTGGAATGGACATTCTGGTGAAGATTATGGTAGATCATATACTGGTGAATACATCGGTGATCTTATTGCCTTAGAAGGTACAGCCAGAGCTATCCAAGAACATTCTGCTATAGCAAGTAAGACATTTGGTATAATTAGACCTAACTCTAATATGACACCAATTGATTTAGCTAGAGTACCTAACGGTGGATTCGTTGTAGGTGAACCAGAGGATTTAGCATACCCAGAAGTTGGGAAGCGTAGTGATATGTCAATCGCTCAGAATACCTTTGATGGCCTAGTAGATTCCATTAGTAGAGCTTTCTTAATTACACAGGTACGTGATTCCGAAAGGACAACTGCTGAAGAGATTCGTCTAATGGCAAGTGAACTAGAGACAGCCCTTGGTGGAGCTTATAGTTTACTAGCAGTTACACTCCAGAAACCACTTCTAATGAGAGAGATCGACAGATTAAAGAAAGACAAGAATGTTGATTTCCCAGATGTTAATAATAAAGATATGGAACCGAAGGTCATTGTTGGTCTTGAAGGTTTAGGCAGAGGTACTGATCTAGAGAAGTTAATGAAGGCAGCAGCAGCTATAGCTAATATCGCACCAGCAGCTCAAGCTATTCCGGGTCTAGATATGGATAAAGTAGTACAGTTCACATTCAATGCTGTAGGACTAGATTCATCAGAGGTACTAAAATCACAAGAGCAGATGGCAGCAGAGCAACAAGCTGCAGCTCAACAACAAGCTCAAACCTCAATGGGTGATGCAATATCCAAAGGTTTAGCGTCGTCAATGCCTAAACTAGTTGAAGGAGCTATTGATAACCCTGAGGGTGTACAACAAGCTGCGGATATGATGCAACAAGGCGGAGCAGCGGTACCACAACAATAAGAGGAAATAAGTAGTGGAAGTATCTAAAGAGAATATAACACTAGACACACCAGTAGAAGACGTATCAGTCGATCTACCAGAACAGACTGAGAGTTTGAGAATTACAGCTGATGAAGCAGATGCTGGTTCTCCTGATGAACCTCAGTTTCAGATGCCAGATAAGTTCGAAGGTAAGTCAGCGGAAGACATCGCTAAGGCTTACATGGAACTCGAGAAGATGAAGAGTAAACCCGCTGAAGAGCCAGAGGTTCAACCAGAAGGTACAGAAGCAGAAGAAGAAGCAGCAGCAGCAGAACCCGAAGATAAACCAGAAGGTGAACTTCAGGATATCGATGTTTCTGAACTAACGGTTGAGGGGTTTCAAGATCTATGGCAGCAACAGGGTGGACAACTAGCTGAGTCTCAATGGGATGCAGTTCAGAAGAAGACTGGTCTACCTATGGAGACACTTAAACAATGGGAAGCTTATGTAAAAGCTGACGTTGGTACAGCTATTCAAACCCATGACCAGAATGTTTACACTGAAGCTGGTGGAGAAGAAGCATATAATAAAATGCTAGATTGGGCTGAAGCTAACTATAATCAAGAACAGATTGAAGCACTGAATGCTCAACTAGACAACCCTCATTTCTATAAGGATGGGTTGAAGATACTTAAGTCTCAGTTTGAGGCTTCTGAAGGAAAAGAACCTTCGGTTACTATGAAAAATAATGCTAGTCATGCGTTGGTTGGTGGTGACGAATTTCACTCAGATAATGAGATGTTCGCTGCTATGAACCATCCTGAGTACGGTAAAGGCGGTAAGTATGACCGCGAGTTTGACGCTAAGTCTATGCGTTGGATGCAACGTTCAGGACAGCTTAAATAGATTAGCTAAAGGGAGGGTCTTCGGGCCCTCTAAATTTCATAGTACCCCCTAAGAAGGAAGACTACTAGTTAAACTAAAAGTTAAACCAAGAGTATAGAGATTTGAACAACGCAAGCTCTAATAACCAAAGGTCACGTCCCTGAGGTTATTCGAATAACTTGACTGAGTGAATAACTCTTAATAGACACAATACGTTGAAACCAAAGGCCAAGGTTGACACTAAGTCTGATTATACTATTCATTTAACTTTAATTAAACTAGGAGTTTAGTCACATGGCTAACTTTAATGCAGACCGCTCAGGTCAAATCAACAGCGCAGGTGGTTCACTCGCTAATAACCGTGCGTTGTTCCTTAAGAAATTTGCTGGAGAAGTTCTACAGAAGCTTCCTCAGGTTATGGACACAAAAGGCCTAATTTGGGAAAAGACTTTACGTGAAGGTAAAGAGTATCAGTTCCCTTACACAGGTAAAATCGATCCTTCATACCACGTACCGGGTGTTGAGCTATTGGGTCAGTCAACTAACAATGCTGAAAGAGTAATCGCTCTTGACGACTTGATGGTTGTTGACAGATTTACACCAAAGATCGACAGATGGATGCAGCACTTTGATGACCGTGCAGCTTACGCCAAGCAAATGGGTGAAGCTCTAGGTATCACTATGGAAGAAAACATCTTCCTAGAAGCTGTACTAGGAGCTCGTGCTTCTTCTATCGTTACTGGAAACGGTGCAGATGGTCTTGTTATCACTAATGATAAATTTAAGAATACTGGTGCAGGTCCAGGTGCTGTAGATGATGTTGAGCTAATGAATGCTTACCGTGCTGCATGTCGTCAGGCTGCTCAAGCTTTCAAAGAGAAGAATGTTGAAGCTGGTAGAAAGAAAGTCCTATACGTTCGTTGGGAAGACTACTACGCAATGCTTTCAGCTGTAGAATCTAACGGATTCTCACTTTTCAACAAAGATTACCACTCTGGTAACTCTGAGTCTGGAATGCTTCCACCTCTATTCGGTATCGAAATTCGTGGTACCAATAACCTACCAAGCGCAGACCTATCAAGCATTGCTTCACCGCAAACAGCCTCTACTGGTAAACACTTCTACCATCAGGCTAACCTTGAAAAGACTCGTGGTGTAATCATCTGTCAGGATGCTGTTGCTACAGTTAAGGCTTCTGATATTTCTATCGAAGTAGATCCATACCAAGCCAGATACAAAGGTCAGTTAGTTACTGCTGATTACATGGCTGGACATGGCTTCTTGAGACCAGAATGTCTTGTAGAACTTGAGTTAGACACACTTACTAACTAAGTCATAATATTTTAATCGGGGATGACTCTTTTTTGGGTTGTCCCCTTTTTTTAGCTAGGATTTTAAAAATATGTATATACGTAAAAATGAGAAACAATTAGTAGCTTTAGATTCTGCAGAAGGCAAGAAGCTACACAAAGCTCACCTAAAAGCTCTAGCTGATGCTGAAGCTGCTAGTAAAGCTAAACGTGAAGCAGAGAGACTTGAAAAACAGTCGATTGCACTTGCTGAAGCTGAGGCGCTTATTAGAGAAGCAGCTGATGAGGCTGGTGTAGATATCATAGAGTTTTTAAAGGAAGATAAACCAAAAGCTAAGCGTCAGGTTAAACCAAAGGCTGAATAATAGAGGGAGGCCCTAAATGCCACAATCAAACACAGGACTAGGAAATAAAGTTACTGGTGATCTATTTTCAGCAACGGAATTTAATACCCTAAAAAACACTATAGATAACAA